CAGAACAAGAGCAAGTTTCTAAACTTAACAAATCGACGCAACAAGGCGCCAAGGATGTAAAAGTATTTGGCACTTCCATTGCCAAAATGAATCCAGCCTTAACTGCATTGGAGACTGGCTTTAATGCATTAGGACAAGTAATCACTGGCGCAACAGGCCTTGTACGATCCATTGCATCAGCAGACGGATCTTTTGAGTCATTAGGCGGTGTGGTGGACTTTGCCGCAGGTATGATCCAAAGTACATTTGGAAGAATTCCTATTGTAGGAGGTTTTTTTTCTGCAACAGCACAGGCCACTGCTGAAATAACAAAATTAAGATTAGCATTTCTTGATCTACAAAAAGAAACATTTCAAACACTGGCCGCAACAGGCTTTAGATTAGACAGAAATCTTGGAGATATAATAGGCACTGTTTTAGATGCAAACATATCAATTGATCAATTTAACAGGATAGTGTCTACTAACGCTGATGGACTTAGAGTGTTTGGTGGTACTATTGGAAATGCTACTGAAATATTTTCAAGTAGGCTACGTAACTTAACCGCTGACGATTCTGAACTTGGTATAGGATTAAGGTTACTAGGACTTGGGTCTAATGAGATTGCAGAAGAATTTTCCGACTTTATCCAGGCCAATAGAAACAATGCAAGAATACTTGGACTGTCAGAAACAGATTTAAACAAAGCACTACAGGACAGAATTAAAAGTGAACGTGTGATTGCAGAAATCACAGGCATATCAGCTCAAGAACAGAGACAACAGCAATTGCAGTTAGCCACTGACGCTGCCTTTCAGGCTGCCTTGGCAGCTTTCCCTGCTGATCAACGAGATGTGTTGACCACATTTGTGTCAGGACTCCGAGGCCCTGTTGGTGAAGCTGCCAAACAGTTATTGGCATTTGGCACAATCACCGATGAACAAACAGCCTTGCTTGAGGCTTCTGCTCCAGGACTAGTCGACGCTTTGCAAACAGAACTAGATGTCATAGCTGGTGGAGCACGTGATGCTGATGCATCTATAGCTAGAATATTACAAGTAGGTGCACAGTCAGTTGATTCGTTGACTGAGTTGACTAAACTTGGATTTTTGGATCCAAGATTTGTAGGCTCTCTAGGCGAATTTTTCCTACAAATACAAAGAAGTCAAGCACAGTTAGAAACCTTTCAATTGGCATCTGCTAAAACAAATAAAGAGATTACAAATCAGGAAGAGTTGGTGGCGGCAGTAAACGAAGTGTACGCAACACAATTTGGCATTGCAAAGGACTTGGCCAAAGATGGCAAATTTTCTTCAGACGAACTGATAGCCAAAGCTAAAGAGTCAGGAATCAAAATAGACAAGGAAACTGCAAGGATAATAATGCAAGCCGCTGAAGTTGAAGATGCTGTAGGTGCCTTTCAAAGCCAAATATTTGATACCCTGTCTGATAATTTTACAGGGTTGGCAGATATAACTGTAATGCTGACTGATGCATTCGGAGATCTTTTAAAGACGGCAGGCGTGTCGGAAGAACAAATAGTAGCAACTAAAACTGGTGGACTAACTGATACAGGACAGACCACTGGAGTTTTTGGATTAGGGCGTAAAATTTATGTAGATGAAGATGGCAATAAATTTGCATATTTTGGTGGTGACCAAATGACACCAATAAACAATAACATATTAGGTGGTGCATTTGGTGGCAACACACTATCAATGGTAGGTGAAGGTGGCCCTGAACTTGTAAGATTTGGACAGATGGGCGAAGTTGTTAACAATGCAACCACAACTGAGATCATGGGTGCCGCTAGAGGCATAATTGATGCCATGGCATCACCAACCACAACCCCAGAGGCCACTGTGGCAACAGATAGAATTGTTCAACCTGCCGCCACAGTAAACAACAACACATCAGATGATATTTTGAAAAGAATCAGCGAAATACTCAACACTGGCAACATGATTCAATCCAACATACTCAAAGAAACCAAGCGAAGCAAAGGGTTCCAGTATTAAATACTTGCAAAGCAGACAGGAAACACATATAATAATAAGTCATGAGTTGGAAAAAGTATTTTAATTTAGTCAAGCCAGATGGTGCCATGTCTCCTGTATCAGGAGCCAACACAGCAAGTCCAATGAGTGCTGTGGGCAAACGCAACTACACATCCTATCTTCCAGAAGTGTACACAGGTCATCCCAACAGGATGGAGCGTTACTTCCAATATGATCAAATGGATCAAGACTCCGAGGTGAATGCCGCACTGGACATCATTGCAGAATTTTGCACACAACCCAACAAACAAACTGAAACTCCTTTCGACATCAAATACAAAGACAAGCCCACAGAAACAGAAGCACTTATTTTGAGAGATGCACTGAAACAGTTTGCTACAATTAACGAATGGAATCGCAGAGCATTCAGAATGTTCCGTAACACACTCAAGTATGGAGACTCATTCTTTATTAGAGATCCAGAAACACAAGAATTGATACATGTGGCGGCATCCAAGTGTGACAAGGTTATTGTAAATGAATCACAGGGCAAGCGACCAGAACAATTTGTGTTTAGAGATCTTAATTTAAATTTGGAATCACTATCTGGATCACAGGTGGCAGCCAATGTGACATATTCATCACCAGGTTCATCTGCTGTCAGTGATACTCAGTATGGCAGTAAAGCAGGATATGGTGGAGGCGGAGGCGCAGGTTATGCCGGCACATATGGACAACAGGGTGGCAGATTCGAAACCACAATCAATCAACATGCTGTGGATGCCAATCATGTGTGTCATGTCAGTCTCAGTGAAGGATTAGACACAAACTTTCCATTTGGCACATCCATATTAGAAACTGTTTTCAAGACGTTCAAACAAAAAGAATTGCTAGAAGATGCAATTATAATTTACAGAGTGCATCGTGCTCCAGAAAGACGTGTGTTCTACATCGATGTAGGCAACATGCCCACACACATGGCCATGGGTTTTGTGGAACGTGTGAAAAATGAAATACATCAAAGACGTATTCCTTCTATATCAGGTGGATCTAATCAGATAGATGCCACATACAATCCACTGTCCATCAATGAAGACTATTTCTTTCCACAGACAGCAGAAGGCAGAGGATCAAAAGTGGAAACACTGCCAGGCGGAACCAACTTAGGTGAGATTGATGATCTTAGATACTTTACAAACAAATTGTATCGTGCATTGAGAATCCCTTCATCCTATTTGCCAACTGGTCCTGATGATGGTGCCAATCCACAGTATTCAGATGGCAGAGTTGGCACAGCATACATCCAAGAGTTGAGATTCAACAAATACTGCGAAAGACTGCAAGAGATAGTGGTGCCTGCAATCAACAGAGAATTCAAATTGTTCCTAAAAAACAGAGGCATCAATATTGATACAGCACTATTTGATCTAAAATTTAATACTCCGCAAAATTTTGCCGCATACAGACAGATAGAACTAGACAATCAACGTGTACAAGCATTCACACAGATTGAACAGGTGCCATATCTATCCAAAAGATTTGCACTGAAACGTTTCTTAGGACTTTCTGAAGAAGAAATGGCACAGAATCAAAAAATGTGGAGTGAAGAGAAAGGCGAAAGCAAAGAAGATGGTGTGCAAGGTGCTGATCTCCGTAATGTTGGTGTCACAGGCGGTGGCATTGCATCCGATCTTGATGCACAGACTGGCGATGTTGTGCCAGATGCTCCAATTGAAGCTGGCGAAGAAGGTGAAGGCGTCGGTGGTGATGAAGGTGAAGAAGAAGTTTAATAAATAATTCTATGCAACTGCTTGAATTTTTCGATTCCCTTGATAATGAAGTAAGATATGACAACACTCAAGACAAAACTGCATACGACGTAGACAACGACACACGCAAATCAAGACTCACACTTGAAATGATCAATCAACTGCGTCATCAGATGCAAGCAAGAAGAAATGACCAACGACAAGACCGCGAATTATATCAAAAAATGTATGGCGGTTCAGTTGCTGACGCATCACAACCTACCCTTTAATAACTAATCACATCGATGGCAGGTAGAAGAATACAATGGCAAGTAGCTGCATGTGAAGCTGTGCTTCGTGGCGAAAAAACTGTTAGATGTTTTGGTAAAACTGGAGAAGTAACTTCGTGGCTATCTGCAGAACAAATGCGTGATGCAAAGACTACTCTTGCTGAACTAAAAGCAGTGATGCCTGATCCTAAAACACTGCCTCCAAAAAATAGGCCCAAAAGTGTACCTATTCCTCCTAAGAATACAGAATACAAGCCCAAAGGTGACATATGTTTTATCATTGCAAATGGAGAATCACGTAGGGGGTTCGATCTCAACAAATTAAAAGGCAAAGGTTACATAATGGGCATGAATGTACTGCCGTTGCGTGAAAACTTTTGGCCAGATGCATTGATTTCGGTAGATATAGCCACTGTGAAATACATTTGTGAAAGAGATGTACCCGATAAAGTTGAAATGTGGACATATCCACGTGGTGGCATCAAAGATCCGCGTCCTAATAGAATAGCAAAAGACTGGGGATGGTCATCTGGACCCACTACAACACGCATTGCACTTGAATACAAAAAGTTTCAAACCATTTACATATTGGGCATGGACTTTTTTGGTATCCAACCTGATGGCACTGTAGGAGATGAAAAGGATGGGCGTAGATTAAACAACATGTACAAAGGCACTGATCGATATCGCAAAGAAAACTCCGATAGGACATATTTTGGCAACTGGCTCAACCAAATGATACAAAACACAACCAAACATGCTAATGCAACGTTCTATCATATCATCCAACCTAAACAGAAAAGTCCCAATAAATTAGCACAAAAAACCAATTGGATTGACATTAATTACAGTGTGTTTGAAGAACATCTTCAAAAAATGCCAAAAAAGAGCAGTTAAAAGACCTATATTTCCCAGTAAAGTTAAATATTCACTACAAAAGGAGGCAATATCATGTCTAAATTCGAAAAACTCCTTGACTTGCTTGTAAATGAGCAGAAAGATGAAGCAGAAAAGCTTTTCCACGAAATTGTTGTAGAAAAGTCACGCGGCATCTATGAAGGCATACTAGCAGACGAGGAAGCAGAAGCAACTGAAGAATCAGCAGACCAAGATGATGCTGATGAAGTTGACGAAGCGGCACACAAAGATAAAAAAGAAAAAATGAACGCAATGGCACATCCAGATAAGAAAGACAAGAAAGAAAAACTTAAAGCTGGAATGCACAAGGAAGATGTAGGTGGAGACGAAGACGAAGAAGAGCCTGCAGAATCAACTGACGAAACAATCGAAGAGATCGGCGGAGACGCAACCGATGACCTACTAGGCGACATCGAGTCTGAAGGTGAAGGCATGGATGACATGGACATGGATGACGATGACGAAGAAGGCATGGATCATGACGGTGATTTCGACGATGACGGTGATCAAGACGAAGAGACTGAAGAAATGTTTGAACCATTAGAAAAAGAACTTGACCAACTTAAGGCCGAGTTTGCAAAAATGATGGACAAAGATGACGACAAAGAAAAAGTCAACGCAATGATGCACCCTGAGTCAGCAGACAAAGATGCAGACACTATTGTTAAAGAATATGCAGAAATGGTCAAATCAGGCCATGGAGCAGAAAAAATGGGCAAAGAAGCAGGTGCAGATCAAAAGAAATCACCTGTTGCCGGCAAAAACAAACCTGTTAACGATGCTAAAGCACACAGCATTGGCGGCGGCGCAGAAGAAAAAGGCGGCGTAGGCAAAGGACTAACAGGCGACACTGCAAAGCCTATGGGCAAGACATACAAAAACGCAGGTGGTTCAAAATCACAAAAGTTAGATATGGCTCCTAAGGCAGAAACATCAGAAGGATCAGTAGACGCAACGTCTCCTGTGGCTTCTAAGTAAGGAAATAGGGTATGCAAGTACTATCAGAACACTTAACTTTCGATCAAGCGAGAGTAGTTGTTGAATCCAGTAACGAAGGCAAGGATTTGTACATGAAGGGTATTTGTATTCAAGGTAACGTAAAGAACGCAAACCAGAGAGTATATCCTACCTCCGAGATCAACAAAGCAGTGAGTAAAATATCCGATACAATCGCTGGGGGCCAAAGTGTCCTCGGCGAAGTTGATCATCCAGAGGATCTCAAAATAAATTTAGATAGAGTATCACACATGCTTACAAGCATGTATATGGATGGCCACAACGGGTATGGAAAATTAAAAATTTTACCTACACCAATGGGTAAACTTGTAGAAACAATGCTACAATCAGGCGTAAAACTAGGCGTATCATCAAGGGGATCAGGCAACGTAGACGAAACAACAGGTAATGTGTCCGACTTTGACATCATTACCGTAGATGTTGTTGCTCAACCATCAGCTCCTAATGCTTATCCAACTCCAATTTATGAAAGTCTTCTCAACATGAGACACGGACATAAAGTATTGGAAGTGGCCAAAGCAGTCAAAGAGGATGCAAGAGCACAGCGACATCTAAAAGATGGAGTGATCCAATTAATTAAGGATCTGAAAATAGGCTAAAGGAGACTAAACATGCTAGACATTATCAAACAACTCCTTGACAAAGACCTGGTAACAGAAGACACTCGTGCTGAAATACAAGAAGCATGGGAT